CGACTGGAATCATTACTCAAATCCCGTTTGGCGTTACCCAGACCGGAATGGACGCAACGACGCTACTCGTTGACGCGGCCGGTGAAGCCGCCGCGTTCCTGGTCAAAATCCAGCGCACGGGGAACCTGTACCGGGTCGGTTTTAAAACCTCTACCGTGACGGGCGCGCAGACCATCCGCGTATCGTTCCAGGGCCTGACAGGGGCGGGCGTGCCGAACGACACGGTGAATCAATTTCGTGACGTCGCCATAGCAGACACAGACGACAACCTATGGAAAGAGACTGGCATCATTTCCTCTAACGGGACCGATGGCGGCTCTCTCCGCGCCGTCAACCGAGGGGATTATGTCGCCGTGGTTTTCGACAATCCGGGGTGGGCGGCGGGGCAAGCATTCACGCTTACCGGAATGAGCGGCGTAACCAACGCGGGCTACAGCGCCTTAAAGACCAGCGGCTCCTGGAACAAGCAGAGTCCAGGAGCGCAGATGGCGCTCTACTACGACGACAACAAAGTCTACTATCTAGAAAGCGTAATCCCGGCGACGAACATCTCGTCCCTCAACTTCAGCACGTCGTCGGCCCCATCCCGTCGCGGTCTGCATTTCCGCCTTCCGTTCCCAGCGCGGATTATGGGCTGCTTGGTCGTCGGGGCCTTTGTAGTTGCCAACGCAACTGCTCAAGTGGTGCTCTATGACGCCGCTGCAAACGTGCTTCAGCAGTCGGCGGTACATGACGCAGATTTCACGCGCAGTACTGCCGCCACTCTAACGACCTATTACTTTCCCAGTGAGCAGACTCTCGCGGCGAACACCGATTACTACGTCATGTTGGAGGCGTTGGGCACCATCAGCATCTCGCTCAACTTCTACAGCATGCAGACGGCGGCGCTGCTCGACCAACTGGCTGGCGGGCAGAATTTCTGCTTTTCCGAACTGTCCGGAACCACGTTCACCGACACGACAACCCGCCGTCCACTGATCTACCTAATGGTCTCGGCGCTCGACGACGGCGCAGGCTCGTCCCCGACCTTCCCGCCGGCGTCGAAAGTGTACGCGGGAACCGACCGCGGCGACGGAACGCTCGGCACGCTGCACGCGAGCAATATCGCGACAGCCGCAGGCACGGGAGTGAACCTCACACCCAGTATCCTTCTCGCGGGGAATACGGTGGACGATGTCGTCGGGGCGCATACGGAGCCCGTGGTGACGTTCCCGGCAGCCTCCAAAGTGTACGCCGGCACCGACCGCGGCGATGGCACTCTCGGCACGCTCCACGCCAGCAACATTGCAGTGGCAGCAGGGGCGGGCGTCAACCTTACGCCCTCGATCCTGTTGGCCGGCAATACCGTAGACGACGTCACAGGAACGCATACGGAGCCCGTGGTGACGTTCCCGCCGGCGTCCAAGGTCTACGCCGGGGCGGATCGCGGCGACGGCGTGGTGGGCACTCTCCACGCCTCCAATATCGCGGCGGCGGCGGGTTCTGGCGTCAACCTTACGCCCTCGATCCTGCTTGCGGGCAACACCGTAGACGACGTCACAGGGACGCACACCGAACCGGTAATAACCTTCCCCCCGGCGTCGAAAATATACGCCGGCACCGACCGCGGCGATGGCACAATCGGCACGCTCCACGCCAGCAATATCGCGACCGCGGCCGGGGCCGGATCGAATCTCGCTGCGGGCGATCTGCGCTCGGGCGTCACCGTCGACGACGTGGCCGGCTCCCTGGTCCCGACCGGCGGCGCTGTAGCCGGGGGCGCTTACACCTTCGTGGACTGATATGCGGATCTCACTCGCCGGGCCATCCTACGCAGCCAAGAGCGTCGTAGCAGCCGCGCAGGAGACGATCAACTGGTATCCGGAGACGCTCGGCGTGGGCGATGAACCGCGGAAACAGGTGCTCGTCGGGCGGCCGGGGCTGAAGCTCTTCGCCACGCTCACCCCGGCCAAGATCCGCTGCCTGTGGGCGGGCGGCGGCCGCCTCTTCTGCATCCACGGCAACAAGCAATCGGAAATAAACTCTGCGGGCGTGCCCACGGCGGCGTCACAGACCGTCGCGGCAACGGCCGGCGTCTCGCCCGACCCGGCCCAGATCTTCAGCAACGGGCACCAGCTCATGATCGTGTCGGGCGGGCTGGTCTACGTCGACAACGGCACGGGACCGGAGCCGGCGCGCTTCTCGCTCTTTGGCCTCGTCGATACAGACGGCACGACTACGGTCTACTGGACTGAGACGACCCCCGGAACGTCCGACATCTTCACGGCGCAGATGGTGGGGCAGACGATGCGTATCGGCGACGGCGATTACCTCGTCACGAGCTTCATCAACGGCGGGTCCGTCGCGACGTATGCGCCGTGCTCGGTCGGAACGACGGTCTGCGCTCTGGCCGGCGGCGCAGAGGGCCAGACGGTGGCGTACCAGGCGCAGGGTCTCCAGCCGCAGCGCATCTCGACGTTCGCGCAGGAGCAGCAGTGGAACGCGCCGGGGTTCAACGCGCGGGACGCCGTCTCATATCCCTACCTGGACGCCGGCCATCTTTTCTGGGTGATCAACTTCTGGGCAGAGCAGCAGACCTGGGTCTACGACGTGACCGAGAAGCTCTGGCATGAGCGCAAAGCGTTCAACCCGGCGACTCACGTATTCGCCCGTTACCAGCCGTGGTTCCACGCCTTCATCCCCGAGTGGGGCGCGGGCGGCAAGCATATCGTCGGCGACCCCTCGACTGGCAAGCTGTACGAGCAGAGCCTGAACTTCTACGACGACGACGGCGTCGTCATCCAATACCTCCGCGCGTTTCCGCATCTGCTCGACGAAGACAAGTATCTGTTCCACCACCGCTTCGAGCTATTCATGGAGACGGGCACAGTCGTTGCGCCGAACCCAGAGATGCTCGTCGCGCTCGACTGGAGTTCAGACCGCGGGCACACATTCCCCACGGGGCGCACGGTAACTCAGACTTCCGGTCTGCCGGGCGACTACAACAAGCGCATCGTCTGGCGGCGTCTCGGCCGTTCGCGCGATCGCGTCTACCGTGTCGGTGTGCAAGGGAGGGGCAAAGTTGCGCTGGTGGATGCCTTCCTCGAGGCCACGCCGTCGGAGATTGCCTGATGGACAAGCTCCAGATTCCACCGATCCGCACAGACCTGAACGAATCCGACAGCTCCCAGCGCTTGAAGACCGGCAAGCAATGGTATGAGTTCTGGCGGCGGTCGGGCGAGCGGATCAACTCACACACCGACGAGCTGGCCGGCATCGTCGAAGATATCGAGGAGATCAAGGACGCGATCGAAGCCATCCCGCCCGACGTGATCGACCAGCCAGGCCAGCCTACCGTGGGCGTGATCTCCTACCGCTGGCTACCGAATACGGAGTTAGGGTCTGGCGAATCATGCGCCTTTGAGCTGATGATCCCTGTGACGCCACCCTCGCCTGTTGGCGTTTACGCGGGCGTCCATCTCTGGCTCGAGGTGCCCGACGGGTCGGCGGCTATTGATTTCACGTTCCGCGCTGGCGGCGGGAAGCTCGGAGAGGACCGAACGGCGAGCGTCTGGCTCCCTCGCGATTTCGGCAAGCATCCCTACGACAAGCAACCAAGTCAAATTGTGCGGGCGCGTATCGCCAACGTCGCGATCACCACCAACAGCACGATGAATGTCCGCGTGATGATCGTGGCGTTCAGCCCGAGCTACGATCCAGCTCCTATCCGAAACGGACTGCCTGGAGCGACTCCCTCCTGGGTGGTCAACATCCTCCCTCTCGATATCGACAAGCCGGAGTCGGCGGTGAACATCACCCCCTACACGGTGACCTCGCTGACCGCGACCGCTGGGACTCCGCAGGTCGTCAACAACCGGATGCAGACGCCAATCAGCGTCACCGTCGACCTCTCGACAGTGCCGAACCCGCGGCCGCCGGCATGGGGCTACCGGCTGATCGCCTACATCAACGGCGTTCTCACCAGTGCTCCCATTTTCTTCTCGGACGTGTTGCAGCGAAGTGGCCTCATTCTGTTCTCCGGAAATATGGACGGCATCACCAGTCCGCACACCTTCGGATTGATTACGCCGGCTGCTCAGACCAACGTCGTCATCTACGCGGTCGCCGGCATAGTAGCGCCCGACCTCGCCACGTTCCAACTGAACAACATCATCGTCGGCATCACCGCCAGCGCGACGGTGGTTGTCGGGGCCGTAGTCCTTACCGTATCGATAGCCGAAATCGGAGCGCGGTATCAGAACCCTCCCGGCGGAAGCACCTACACCACGATTCGCGTCACGGCGGGATCGCAGGAAGGGGCGACGACGGCGACGATCTGGTTCACGTACAACGACGGCGCGAGCTATACCTGGATCGGCGTCTATCCGTTCACCAATGCCACGCACCAGGACCTCGTCACCATCATCCCGCTCGGGACCAGCACCTTCCGCGCCAAGCTCGCGCCAGGAAGCTATACATCGTCTGCATCGCCACCGTCGAACGCCGTCGCCAGCAACCCGCTGACGCTGGCGATTGGGCCTCCCACGGCGCCGCTTGCCACGCTATCGATCACGAATCAGTG